GGTGTCAATCATGGACGCCAAGATAGTGTCGTTGTTGAGCTGATCCCGGATTCCATCCAGGTAATAGAGCTTCAGCACTTCATCGTAATTTGAAAGAGTAGACATTGTCCTCCCTAGACAGCAGCCTCCGCCTTAGCTTTCAGATGCGCTACCATGGCATCCCTGGCGCTTACTGTGTCCTCGCCGGAGCGTCTGTTTGATAAAACGATACGCTTGCCTTTAAAGATCGGCAATGCGCCTCCCTCGGCGGCCTGCTGATTGAGTTTATTTTCGTTGTATTTGTCAATATCAACGCCATACTTTTGTGCGAATTGCTTTTCCATTTCACCGACGCGGGTTTTCTTGAAATTGGCAATATCCTCGGCATGCTGAATAAGGTTCTTGGACGAATCAGAGCGGGCCAACTGTATGGCCCTGGCGATGTCCTCACCTTCCAGATCGGGATATTTTTCTCTCAGTTTTGCCTCGATGTGAAAATTGGACAGCATTTCGATGCCTCGCTCCAGCCGTTCGATCTTCTGGTTCAGTGGAGCCCTGGCATTCTCAACGGCCTGTTGTGCGATTGCGGATACGTCGTCTTTGGAGAAGTTAGAACCGGGGTGCTTTTTGTGCAGCAGGCCATCCAGGTCAGTATCGTCATCATCATGCGACTGCTTAGATGGCTTTTTCCGGTCTGCAATCTCAAAGTTATCGTCCAGGATTCCATCCTGTTGCCATGACGTAACCTTCTTGAAAAGTGCGTCAGCCTGCACGGCCACATCTGCGGGCTTGGCATTGTACTGCTCACACAGTTTCTTAAGTGGTGCATATTCTTGACTAAGCTGCGTAGCGGCTGCCTGCTGCTTAGACAAATTGACGAACTGATCTTTCAGCTCGTCAACAGTAAACTGTTTTTCCTGTCCGTCGATCTGCACTACGATTTTGTCTGACATACTTCATTCCTTTCTTCGATTGGGCTGTCATCTGGAATTACCAGGGCCTCAATGCCCCCGGAGGTGGTCCAGTAGTGAACAAGATCAGGCAAAAAGAAATCGAACTTTGACCTGGTGTTTATACTCGCCAGCTTGCGCTGCAAACCTACCCCAAGGTTTTCTGTAGAGCCCGCGTTTTGAATGGACTCCTGGAGGCCTTCGTATCTACGCTTGAGCCCCATGATGGACCTTACGAGCCGATTCCATTGCTTGCTCGGATTATTGGGTTTTGGTTTCACCGGATGATCCTTTCTTCATGGCCTCAAAAGCGGCGGCCATTTGCATTTGCTGTTGCTGGGCTTGTGCAATAAACTGTTGGTGCTGTTTCATGTGCTGCATAAACAGCAGGTCAAGTGCTTGAAAGGCCTGTGGATTTTCGGTCTTGATCCGCTGGAACTCCCTGGACTTTACAAAACGCCTGTGGGCTTCTACGTGAATCTCATGGTCGTCGTAAATGTTGACCATGAGCTTGTCGATCTTGCCTTGGCTTTGGGCCATAGTCATGTTCTCGATCTCAGCATTATCCCTGTCCTGTCTGTCGTCTACGTAGATGTCTTCCGGAACGGCATTTTCGATCATCTTGTGGACATGCTCTCTGGTCTTCTTGTCTTGCGGGTTGCCGTAGAAACCACGCTCAAACCTGTCGATAATCATGGCTTCCCTGGCTACCCTGGAGCTGGGCATACTGGACTCGCGCTCGACATGAACGTCTGTGTTGTCGTTCAGGTCGGCACCCTGAAAGCTGATGATTTCCCAGCTCTTGTCCGTGCCCATGATCTTTAAACTGCGTTCTTCTGTGTAGCCTTTCTGGATTCGTTTGAGGATTCTGGACATGCAGGCTTCCATGCCTTCCTCAAAGATCGCAGCAGACGGAATCTGCCCGTGGGCGTCCTGTTCGAGAAGCAACTGAACCATGTCACCGCTTCGAATGTCCGACTTGTTTGTGCCCCGCGTAACTTCGTGCTGGGAAAACAGGTCTTCCAGGGACGTCCTGCAAATACTGAGCATCAGCTCATAGGTTTGCGGGAGGCCCTTGAGGGTCATGATTTCGGGCTTGATGCCCATCTTGGGCGTATATTCAAGCCACTCACCGTGGTTGTCGTCCGGCAGGGCCTCTAAATTTGCGCCCCTTGGAACCAGGCCCTTGCCTTTGGCCATCTTTTTGTTGAATTCATCAACGCCACTAATGGTTCGGTTCCAAGACTTCTGCAAAGGAATGCCAAGGTGCATCGTAGACATTCCCCAGAATATGCCAGGTACATCAATGTCCTTGAAATGCTCGATATGGTAGTGGTTGAAGGGGTATGTCTTGCTTTCAAGAACGATTCCGTTGGATGCTATCACAAACAACCCTTCCGGGTATTCTTCCGTAGGCTGTAAATAAAACTCAATAACCGTAGCGCCTTCGACTTTGTTGGCGGCAAACGAAGACGACAGGCCGAAAACGGTCAGGTTGTCGGTGTATGTCTGGGGCATGTCTTCTGAGGTAACTTCGTTGCCGCGCTTATAATTTTGCCTGATCCAGTCTATGTGCCGGTACTTGGTTTTAATCATCCACGGGAACCGGTGAAGGTCCGTATCGCCCATGGCAATAGCCGGGAAAAGCACTTCAAAGGGGCTCCAAACGCCGCAGTCGGCATCGCCGGCATAGTGGACCTCGTTTTGCCCGTTGTCGCCCTTAACAACTGAGGTGGGGCCAAGTTTCGGGTTCCACCTGTCGTCTAAAAAAGCGTTGCCGGTCACAAACCGCCATACTTGCAATTGGCGTACTTTGGTCTTCATCTTGTTGCTGCGCCAGAAATGCTTCAGCAGTTTGTTGCCCACCTGGGCAGCCTTCATGTCGTCGTCTGCGCTGGTGTTTGGCACAACACTCATTGTCGGGTCGTTTTTGATCGAATCGGCAATCTGACGGCGGACCTTTGGCATCAGTTGGTTGTCTACCAAGCGGACCCTGCCCTTGACCGGCTCCAGGTGATGCAAAGTGTGTGTATAGGAATTAAAGAACGTGTATTGTTTGCCTGCAAAGAATGCCAGATCCAGAGCCCATTGCTGCTCAAAGGGCCGCCGTGCGTCCATTCCAATGTCGTATTTGTCTTTGACAAAACCCCACAGATCGTCAGGGTCATCTTTGGCTGGGCGTGGTTTGGCAAGTTTTACGGAGGGCTTGACGGTTAGTCTATCTCTGCGCATTCACGATTTCACCAACAGACTCCTCATCGGGAGCATCAGCATCGGGTCTGGAATACATGGTAGAAAGGGGTTCTTCCGTTTCTTTCAGGGCTTGCCTGGCAAGGGCAAAATCCGCAAAGTCTCTGGACATGAAACGATCCAGCATTTCCCTTTTTTCTTCTTGGACCTGGTTAACGATGTGTCGCATAGTGACCACGGCAACATCTTCCCTGGATTTTTGCATTTTCAAGAGATATTTTTCCAGGCCCTCTATTTTCCTTTCAAGTTGTGCGATTCGCTCTTTTGTACCAAACATAAAACCCCTTTCTACCACTCAAGGTCAGCTTCTATTTCCTGCTTCCTGCTTAGTGCTTGTTGCAAACAAAGTTCAGTTACAGAAGGCTGCACTATTTCCTGGCATTTGTCAGTGTTAAAATAGTCTTCATATTGTGGTGTTTTATGGGACATTGCCTTTTTCTGTGGAGCCGGGTTGAGCTGCAATGTCTCAAGGGCAATTCCCATACCGACGACAAGGTCATCATGGCAGCCGGATTTAGCAGTTGGCTTGCCCATCTTGTCTTTTACGAACGTCAAACATTCCCGAATAATCGGCGGATAATTGAGCTTGCCGTATCGACCGGCAAGGTACTCTCTGACGGAAGCCACAAGGCTGTTTCGGGACATCTTGTCGGTCTTCCAGCCTTTACGGAACGTCATGGTCTGTTTGACAGAATCATACCTTGGCATCATGAACAAATTGGTCATGTCAAGCATCACGCAGCGGTCAAACGTCGCCAACCCAGGGCCAATGGTTTCGATAGACACTATCGGGGCATTTGAGCTGTCCGGCTCCGGGCTATACATGTCCGAAATCTGCTTGATGATGTCAGCAAGCTCAACTTCATTGGTCTGGGCATGATATACGGCATCAACATCCATGGTGATGCCGTTAAGGACAATGACAACAGAGGCGTCTCCGCCCTCAAGGCCCTCGGCTACGTCCGATGAGATGACATAATAACCTTCAGGATCGTAAGGCCGATAGACAAACAAGATTCCTTCTTGTCTGCCATGGATGAGTTCGGGAACATAGGCCTTTTTGCCCAGATCGTAGTACATTGGCTTGGCATCCGTGTTTTTCATGTACCAGAGCAGGCTTTTTGCGGCCTCTCCGTCAAACACGGGCCGGCCAGAGCCGATATAATCAATCTGCAGTTCTTGGGATATTTCAAGGTCTGTGCGCCGCGCAACCTGATCGTCGAACCACGGGGAGCGTACCAGGTGTAGGTCAGAAAAGGCTTCTTCTTTTGGAAACTTACAATAGGAATCCTTGGACTTTTCGGGGTGTACCGACCAATGAAGCGTAATTTTGGCGGTCTTGCCGTCCGTGACTAATTCATAGTACTGACCGGAAGCGCCAAATGGAGTGCTGACTGGTATCCTGCACGGAGTGGCGTCACCAGCGGCAGTCCAAGCAGAAGTGTCGGTACTCTCCCATTTAGCAAATTCGTCGAGTAAAATAGCGGCATATCTCCCACCTGTGCTAAAATTTGCGTTGTTGGACTCTCCCGTAATACTTGCCCCCGTCTCGGGGTTTTGCAGTCGCATGTAGTTATCATGTTTTTCCTTTTTAAATCCCCTCGGAAACATCCAAGACGGCAAAAGGTTAAGTGCATATCTGGCTTTTTCCATGAGTGTTCTCATGTCGCCACGTTTATCGACGTAATCTTCGATACGAGAGCCCAAAAGAAAGTCGTACCCGCCAGTGGGCTTGAGCCAGTTCCACAGAAACAGCAAGATGACCATCCACGATACGCCCATATCTCTGGACTTTTCCACCAAAATATCGTGGCCGGTATCTATGCTGTGTTGGATTTTCAGCAGTGTCTCGTCTTGATAGGGCCAGGTGCAAAAGGGCTGGTTGTGATGTGGGCGTTTTCTGACGTCCAGGGTAAAAAAGAACGCATTGAACGCAAATAAGACGTCGTCAAAAAACATATCTTTGATGTGCGCCCGAAAGCCTTCGTCCCGCTTGGCCTGGTCGAGAATCCTCAGTCGCCACTCCCAGTTTTCGTTGTAGAGCTTCGGGAAATCCATCAGGTCTTTCTACACAGCCATTTGGCAGCCCCAATGGCAAAGTCGTAAGCAAATGCCGGGGGGTCTTCCTGCGGGCGGCAACACACGGCCCTGTCGTCGATATAGGCAGACGCAATGGGCTTGCCGGCGCTGCCATGGATAGCATCGTGGGGCAGGCCATGCTTGTCAAGCCACTGCTTGATCATGCAGTCACTCCTGGTGCTATAGATCAGAACACTGGAAAACCGCCGCAGTTTTGTTAAGAAATCTTTTGCCCCGTCGATAGGCTCGCCAATCTCCTGCCAGCCGTCTGCCTGCCGCCCAAGGTATTGGGCCAGCACGCCGTCGATGTCCACAGCAACCGTCTTTTT